CCAAGGTAGACCGCTCCGCAGCTTACGCGGCACGTTATGTGGCAAAGAACATCGTTGCCGCCGGTCTTGCCGATGTGTGTACGGTCAGCCTCGCCTATGCCATTGGGCAGACCGAACCGGTTGCCGTCGAGATCGACACGCAGGAGAGCGGATACTATGACGACGCATTCCTGACCGAAGCCGTTCGCCGCGTCTTTGATTTCACCCCGGCAGGCATGATCCGCGCGCTGGATCTGGACAAGCCGTTCTTCGCAGAAGTCTGCAACAACTGCCACTTCATGCATCCGCAGGCGGCTTGGGAGCAGACGGACAAGGCAGAGAAGCTGCGCATGTCCTGTGCAGAGCTGGAGGACGAGCACACATGAGTCCAAAGCATGTCGTTTCCTGTTCCTTTGGGAAAGACAGCATTGCGACGATCCTGCTGGCCTTGGAGCATAGCGAGCCACTGGACGAAGTGGTATATTGTGAGGTCATGTTTGACGACGCTACCTCTGGCGAAGTACCGGAACATCAGGCGTTTATCTATCAGGTCGCAATCCCTGCCCTTGAAAAGTTGGGCGTACCTGTCCGTGTGCTTCGGAGCGAGAAAACCTACACCTCTGTTTTTATGGGGAAGGTCACACGCGGGTCGAAGAAAGGTATGATCCGCTCTTTTCCTATGTGCGGGAAATGCTATGTCCAGCGCGACTGCAAAATGCACCCGATCCGGCAGTATCAGAAAACACTGCCGTCAGATACCGTGCAGTACATTGGCATTGCAAAGGATGAACCGCAGCGTCTGGCACGGCTAGGCGGCAATCAGGTGTCGCTGCTGGAGAAATACGGATACACCGAGGATGACGCGAAGCAGCTCTGCAAACAAGCAGGACTGCTTTCCCCTGTGTACGAGTTTACCGACCGCGGCGGCTGCTGGTTTTGCCCGAATGCCAAGCTGTCCGAGCTGCGACATTTGTACGACCATCATCCGGATCTGTGGCAGAAAATGGTGCGTCTGCAAGTCGTCCCCGGCAAGGTCACAGAGAAATTCAACCGCAGCCAGACGTTTGCGGATATTGATGCAATGTTCCGAGAACAGGATTTGCAAGTAGCGGCCTAACATATTATTGGGGCGGCGATATAAAAATAGGCGTGAACTGTGCAGTTGCATAAATCCAGAAATGCTGGTAAAATACCAATAGGGAAATTATTTTTACAGGAGGTGTCGGACAATGATGTATCCTTTTTTAACGTTGGATGACCAAACCGAGATCGTGCATTCTCAGCTTCTGGACGATGGCAGCGTAAAGGTCTATGTGGAAAAGCCGGACGAAAAGGATTGCTTTCACTATGCGACGTGCTTTCTGCCAGAATACCGCTGGGAAGATGTTTCCGGCTTCTCTGAAGCGGAGATTCAGAAGTATCAGGAAATCATCTCGTCTACGGCGCATCTGATCATGCGGTTTGCCGCAGAGGGAGGCTTGGAAAATGCCGCAGGTTTTTAAGGTCGGTTCTTACTGGGTCTACTTCTGGGCAAATGAAAACGATCCGCTGGAACCGGTACATGTCCATGTCTGTCAGGGCGCGCCGAACGGCAACGCGACGAAGATCTGGATCACACGGGCTGGCGGTTGCATCCTGTGCAATAACAATTCCAGAATCCCGGACCGGGTGCTCCGGAACATCATGGACGTGATTGAAGCCAGAAGCGCAGAAGTAATTCAAAAGTGGACGTCATTTTTTGGCGAAGCTAGATTCTTCTGCTGAAACAAGAACGTGGGAACGCAGTGCTTATGCTGCGTTCCCTTTCTTTATTCTAAATTTACTACTACATGGAGGTTAAACATGCGTGAACGTACAGTGATCGCTTATTTTGAGGTTGATGAGGACCGCGCCTTTGATGGGTTTGGTGATGGACCTGTTCCTTATCTGGAACATGAAGCCGTCTGCCTGGAGAAAAGCGGTATTTTCCTCACAGGAGCCGCGATCGCCGACGAGGATGCGGATGATCCGAAGGAAGCATATCTGGTGTACCTTGCAAGATTCTGCTTCGCGCACTTTGGTGACAGCGATGCTTGCCCGATGTCCTATAAGAAATGGAGAAACAGCTGAATATGATTTTCAGCTCAGAAAGCAATCGGCATATCCCCCAAATTAGGAAGGAGGCATCCCTTTGAAGCAATATTTTCGCACTGTACAAAGCGTACTGGATTCCCGCTGGGGCAATTTTCAGTATGCCGGAATACCCGCAGCACAGAAAACGGATCGTGTGCTGCAAAGCTCCAAGCTGGAAGACTGCATTTACCGCGATCTGAGCAAGGATGATGAGAATCTGGAGACTATCCAGCAGGAGGCAGCATCTAAGCTGCATAGCTTCCCCGCGCTGTCCAGAGATATTTTTCAGTCGTTCTACTCACTGTTCCCGAAGCGAACCGATACGGACAGTCTCACAGCAGAGGCACAAAAATTCAACGCAAAGCTGCTCGACCATGTGACCGAGGATGCGGACTATCCGACGATCAAGACGATCTGCGAAGGCCGGGAACTGCCCGCCTACGAGGCTGCATCCGAGTTTACGGCAAGGATCGGCGCGCAGCTGGATGAGCTGCTGCCGGAGCTTGGCGGCGAGGACGGTACGCTGAAAACGCTTGAAAAACTGCAAGCGGCACGAAATCAGTCGCAGCAGAAGCTCACGGAGCTTTTGGAGCAGATGCGGGATTCTGTGCAGAATCCTACGCTGGAACAGGCGGTGATCGACGCGGCGAATCAGGCCGAGAGCAAAACGCGGCAGGCTGAGGCTGTTGCAAAAATGGTGGATGTTACTGCAACGCAGAACAAAGCCGTCATTCGTCAGAGCGTTTCTGCCGCAATCGGCGCGGCTGCGGAAAGGGCAACGGAAGTCCAGACAATCCTCGGCGCGTGGAGTGATGATGCCGGAAAGATGGAGAAAAACGCGGTGAACACCGAGCTGCTTCAAAAGGTTCGGCAGAATCCCACGCTGTTGGAGATTTCAAAGCATCTCGGACGCTTCCGGGAAATCTTCGCACAGGGTAAGTGTAACGGCTACGCCTACGGTCGCGGAGAAACCTACGCGCTGGAGCTTGGCAATGATCTTTCCCGCGCCATCGGTTCGGAGTATGCCATGCTTGCCTCGCCGCAGACGGTTCCGCTGTTTGTGAAAAAGTATCAGCAGCGGCGGCTCAAACAGTACCGCAGGCGTGAGCTCGTCCACAAGGGCATGGGCGACATCATCTGCTGCCTTGATGAATCTGGCTCCACGCGCGGCGACGCCGCCGCATGGGGTAAGGCCGTGGCGCTGACGCTGCTGGATATTGCCACAGAAAACCGGCGCAAATTCGCGCTCATTCATTTTGCCGGCTCTTCTGAGTGCAAGGTGGACGTTTTTCTGCCTGGGCAGTATTCCATGCAGGATAAGATGAATGCCGCCGAGACATTCCTCGACGGCGGCACGAATTTTAAACGGCCCTTGGATGAGGCAATCCAGCTCATGGACACCGGATTTGAGAATGCCGACATTGTCTTCCTGACCGACGGCCTGTGTGAGCTGCCGGAGGACTATCTGGCAAAACTCCATAAGGAGCAGGCTGCCCGAAAATTCACCGTGACCGGCATCCTGCTGGACGCAGGCAATCCCGGCATGGATTTCAGCTTGACGCCGTTTTGTCAGAAGATCTATCGGACCAGCGAGTTGGCCGGTGATGAGATTGTAAGAGGTCTGGTTTTCCAGCGAGTATGATAACAGCGCTTGCAGACCGCAATTCAATCATGTATGATGAGATAAATACAACAATTGAGGGAAACAAATTATGAAGGAAATCCAATCTGACATGTAGACCACCAGCTTGGAAAGCAATAGAGTAAGCCAATTCCAATTTGATGAACTAAATATTGACCCACAGGGCGACTATTTCCAAACCGAAGTAGCCGCCCTTTTTTGTGCCTATGGGCAGAAAGGAGCGACCACCCATGACGAAGAAGAAAACGCCGCAGACCATCATATATTGCAAAACGCCGCAGGGCAGCAAGCGAGGCGGCGAAAAAGAGCGGCGTTCATAGAAAAGTTGCACATTTGTATGGAGACAGGAATTGAAAAGTTCGCGCTTTGCATGGTACAATCATATTGGATAAGTTTATCCGCACAAAACGAAAGATGAGGATATGCCCGAAAGGAGGAACACTTTTATGAAACGACTGCCAATTATTGTGCTGACGCTTGCGCTCTGCCTGCTGACAGCGGGCTGCGGCGCAAAGCCAAACGAGCCAGCCGACGGGGACTCTGCAAAAGCGGGGATCGGCGAGCGGATGGCAACGGTAAAAGCAGAGGAAATCAAATATATCTCATCATTCTTTTCTCGTGAGCATGTAAGCGCCGAAGACATGGCCTCCGTCCTCAATGCCGCAGCGGAACACCATAGCGAGCAGCCCGGTCAAGGCTTGGACCATTATACGATGGAGATATACCTCTCCGGAGAGCCTGACGCATATAACTCATCTGACGAACACTTCGTTTTCTTTGCCGGATTGGATGAAAACCATATAAACGGCATTTATTTCAACGGAAAAGG